CTTCCAGAGATCCTTGTTCGGCTCATTAAAATAGGCAAACTCAAAAGCTTGTAACCAGAAATTAACCATGTTGTTGTCCATAGTTGTTGAAAATTGTCCAGACGGGTTTCCCCGTGTTTGCACAGTTACCTCACCAGATGGTAATAAAACATGACGATTGAGGAGGTTATCAACATACCATTCATGCACATGTCTGTATTTTTCACGTTGGTCTTTGTTTATGAAATTCCATCTAATCTCTTTAATGTGCCTAAATAGGGCAGGTGGTATAGTACCATCGTAGCGGGTCCAGTCAAATTCAATGAAGTATTTATTACCTCTATTAACAAGGCGCTGCATTGTTTTCTTAAAGCCGCCTTCCATTGGTGACCACCCGCATTGACCAACAGATGTCTCAGTGTGCTGTTTCATCAGTGCATTCTGATGTGCTTCTAAGCACGCCCCTATCCTGGTGTATATAGGGTCGGCACATACTATTTGCCGGATATCAGAATTTTTGATTTTTTCCTCTTTTATGATTTCCTTCTTGAGGAACAAATACCACAGCACTTCAGGCTTATCGCCCTTAAAGACTCTAGTGAATTCCCTAATATATGGGGCCCATCCATGTGCTTCCAGATATTCTTCTTCAGTATCAAAGTAGTTCATTTTGGGGTATGCCGGTGTAGAATCAGTGTTCTTCTCAGTTGCAGTTATATGTATAACTCTAGTATCCTCCAAGTATCTAAACTCACGATATGTAGCCCAATCAGCAAAAGCACATAATCGTGGATATTCTGAGAAGAAATCAGTTGGTTCAGCATAGAAGAATTTTTCAAAAGACTTGACAAAAGCCTGCGGGCCCCATGTAGTAGGCCCATACTCCTCAAAAGCATGCCAAGTTGGTTCTGGTAATAATCCTAATAAGTCATCTCTGGGCTTCTTGTCATCATAAATAGGTCTATTGATGGGTAGGTGGCCAACCAGTGGGAAGTTAGTAGGTACGCACTTCCGCTCTCGTGGGGCCTCCAATAATAGCTGCCAAGCATCTAATGAGTGGTAGTTTTGGGCCCCCTGATCTTCTGGGGCCCTTTGTAGTTTTTTGGAGCCTTATTCTTTGACTTGACCCTCTGGAGAAATCCTTCCAAACCAGCTTCATAAGCTGCTTTGTCAAGTTCAAAAACGGCCTCAGGTAAAGCACTATAGTTTTGTGTTTTCATGGCTGTTTCAATAATTGTTCTAAGTTTTACAATTTTTGAGCCAAGCACAATTTCATCTGCTTTTGTCAGCCGATGTGGTGCTGGTAAGATAAATTTTGCATCATCTTCATCCCAATCAAAATCATAAGACTCCCAAACAGGTGCTTTACCGTAAGTTTGTGAATACGGTTGAGGCTCGTTTTTTTGGGGTTTTGAAGATTTAATTGATTGTTGCTCTTGTTCAATCTGTTTTCCTTGCTTTTGGGTTAAATCAAGTGGTTGTTCATCAACTGCAGGTTCAGAAACAGATTTTGGTTTTAGTGTGCGTGGGGCTGGCACTGGTTTTGCTTGATCGAAATTAATCACTTCAGTGTAGTCAAACTCCACATCATCACCAACCATGCCCCAGCCATCATCATCATCATCATAATATTCCTCATCATCATAGTCGGGGTAGCCAGATCTCTCTCCTATTATGCGGTCTATGAGATCAAGGAATGTTTCACGGTCAAGACCTTTCTCTAGGAGCTCACGATACTCCTCCTCGGTTAAAAGCTTTACGCCTTTCCTGAGGTTTCGCCTGACTCTACCCCTCCCATGCTTGGTTTTCCCTTTCTTCTTCTGTAAAAAAGGTGTTAGAATCTTGTTGATCTCATCACGCAACACCCTCATCTCACGCTCCATTGCAGTCCTAACAAGTTCAACCACATCGTTCTCATTAACACTCTTTTGCTCTAATGTGGCAACTGGTTGTGATACAACGGTGGGCGTTACATTCTCAGTGGCAGTGTTTAACTGAGCTTTTAGTCGCTCTATCTCCTCCTTGAGTAATTCCACCTGAGATGGAGCCTTAATTGGGTGGAAGTCTGCTGGATCTATTATAACAGCGCCTCCTGTGTACCCAGTGTGCGTTTGATGGACTGCCAGCACACGACCATACTTGTCACATACCGGCGCGCCAGACATCCCATCCTGGGTGCGGACCGCATATGAGAGGGTGTTCCCATGGACCGCTGCCGTTGCAGTTGAAACCACAAGATCTTCATTCACATAGGCCATGACTGTGACACTACTGTAATCTGGGTTCTTTGCTAACTTCAATCTAGTTGTCGGGTGTAAATCACCAGGGCAGGTTATGAATGCTATGTCTTTTTCAGGCATGTATCGGACCTTAGCCTCATACATCAATCCTTCATAGCAAACATTAACAAATGTGTTATTTCCAACGACATGGGCTGCTGTTATTATGTCGTTGCCGGAGAAAAATCCTGTTCCCTTTCCTTCAGGTGTATCTATAATACATAAAGCACCCGGTTTTATGACAACAAAATCATTGACTCCAATTCGTACCCCAGATTGTTTCAATTTTTGGAAAAAGTCAAATGCAGCGTTCCTAATTCTAGTTGGCACAGTCGCTACAACTTTCCCATTGACATCACGGATTTCAAACCTAGCTCCCACAAAAAC